ATGTTGAGTCCACTGATGCGAGTGACATTGTCATCCCCGTAGACACGGAGCTTGACATGTTTGGCAAAATCGGCAGGCGACATCTCAGGGACAATCTGTTTGATGGCAGCGGCGATGACGGCCACTTGGGACACAGAATTAACATCGGTGGTCCCCTCTCGTCCAGATGGATTGCCCTGGTTGCGGTGATAGATGGTGTTGCCAATGACCATGAGTGAGTCCCACATAGCAAATTCGATATTGCAGCGGGCGCGATACTCACTAAAAGTGTCGTTGTTGCAGCGGAATGGATTGGGATCTTCCTCACATCGGTAGAAATCATTGAGCACCTTCATGTATATAGGATACAACCAGCGCCCAAGCTTTCCATCCCAGGCTTCAAAGTCGCCGTCAAAGTGTGTGTCACCTTCAACGAAAAAGTCACTCCACATCTGATGCCAATATCCAGAATCGACATTGACACCCATTGCACTGGGTGTTGTTGGCATGAGTCGGAGCATGTGCATGTGGAAACCATAACATAGCCGCATGTGAGCAACTAAGTACGTGAACGGCACGATTTCAAATGTTCTGGTCTTTCCAGCAGCAACTTTGGCTAGGCTGCGGCACTCATCCTTGAGGTTCGGCGTGATGACACAAGGCTTCAAGACACCTCGAGAGGCATCGTAAATGATCTTTTCAACCTCATCAATGAATTTCTGAGTGAACTTATCATTTCTGCGGTATTCCGTGCGATCAAAACAACCAAAACCAGAGGACTTGGTCCAGTCTATGTTGGCATAGACTTCTTCGTAGGTGAGCATGCGACGAGGAGCGTCGCTGTCGCGAGCGAAGGCTATGCGTGTGGCGCATTCGGCGAAGTTCAAAAGCTCGGGATTTGGCATAGGAGTATGCGTCCCAAACTTTTCTTCCATCTTGCGGAGAACTTTAAAGCTCTTTGCTGAAATGCCAACACCACAATCAGGTCGTAAAAACGGTGTGGGTTTAAGTTGGCTCTTCATTGAAGTGAAGATGGGTATGTTGACAAATCCGATGGTGCTGTAGTTGCCTTCAGGCTTTGCGGAGCTTCCATGGGCGGATAAAGTCGCAATTGGCTCAAGCGGCAATTCCGTAGGGTCGAAGTCGAATTGGGGCACAATAAGAAAAGTGCCCATATCCAACCCCCCTGCTCGATAGCCGGCATTATGAATGCCAAGTATGCGGACCTGACCAGCAAGCAAAGTGTAGATAGGCGTGCCACATTCACCAGCCCCAGCAGTAGTGCGATAGGAAACTGATGCAAATGTGGGTATACCAGGATAGTTGGTATAATTGCCTTTAACAACTTTGCCACAGGTGGTCTGTTCAAAACCAAGACCTGTGAAGCGAGTGACATTGCCTGCACCGACGTGAGAATGAACAAATAGGCGACGAATATCACGCATGCCACGGATAGGCGTGGCAAGATTGTATATGATAACATCGCCATCGATCAATTTGATGCGTTTGAAGTCAAATGTGTCGGAATAAGTGACAGGATCTTCATCAACGTCACTTTCGTACACATCGAGGTGGATCGTGCAATTCTTCTTCCAATCTCCGTCAGGATATCGAAAGACATGTGAGGTAGTCACAAAATGCATTCCATCCAGCAACATGCACCAAATAGCCTCATACATTCCAGTCTCTTCGTCTCGGATTGTGATCCGGGCGGTTTGACGCATAATACGAGCAATGACCATTTGATCGGTCTCAGTAAGGCCATGTGCGGACAAGGCCTTAACGCGGCGCTTGATGGTTGTCAATTCACGCACTCTACCAGCCTCGGAGTGGCCTTCAAGATGCTCCTTCTTGTAGTAATCAACAAGAAAAGAAATGAGACCGCAAAGGGCCCCACCAGCAACTAGAGACGATATAAGGACGCCAACGTATGTCAGATTGGTATAGACAGGCATATCTTCTGGTTTGACGTCCTCAATGCGTGGAGGAGGGGGTGGTGGTTGACGGCCAAGCAGCTCGTCGATATCAGCGTCCGTGTAGGTGTAATCCTGGGCTCGAGTAGAGTTGGCTTGGATCTGAGCTTGTGCGAAAGAAATAAACTCATGCCAAGTCATCCACTCACCGACATAAGGTAGCTCAGCTTGATTGGCTGGAGCAACAGAGGCATATTGTCTAAATC